AACATCTTTATTACTGCAAAGCCACAAAACAATATATGGCATGGTCAACTACTACTGTCTGTTCTGAACTTACAGAAGAAGCCAAAGAAAATATTGAATTTACTAAAGCTGAATGGCAGCCAAGAGGAGAAACAATACATGAGTGCCTACAGGAAAAAATGTTAGGTAGTTCAGATATTGATATGGGTGAATATAAAGCTTGGGTTGAACCTTTACTTAGCCATGAACTATTCACACATTTTGTACCAATGGCAGTTGAATATATGATGACGTTGCCTGATAAAAAGGTTGGAGGCCAGCTTGATCTTCTTGGTTATGATACTAAGACAAGACAGATAAGACTAATTGATCTTAAAAGTAAAAAAAATACTAATACTGGTTTTTTAAAAAGAGAACGTGCAGACTTAAAATTCATTGAACAAATGAATAGATATTGGAAAGAACCGTATTCAACTGATAAACAATTGGGTTGTTATGTAGAAATGTTAAAAGCTAATACAGATATAGTTCCTGATGTATGTAATACGATTTGGGCATATCCTGATGTGTGTGTACTTGGTTTAGATCAACCTACAGAAAGATGTGAAGCAGCATGGCAGGAAGCATGGAAAAAGTTTGAAGCTAAACAGGAGTTGTTTTAGTGACAACAGAACAAAAGATTGAAGCTGCTCGTAAACGTATCGAAGAGTTAAAACTACTAATCAAACTTTGGAGTAAAAAATGAGATATATACTTGATGTCTCAGGTCGAGACTTGAAACTTTTAAGAGCTTCTATTGTTAACTTTCAAAGATCATTAGAACTATCAGAACAGGCAGAGTTTGATAGTTTGATTGATGAACTCGATGATTGTTTCTTATCAATAACAAGACAGAAAAAAGTACAATTAAAATCTAAAGTTAAAAGAAAATGGGGTCGTAAAAAATGAAATGTCTTTACTCAGAACTTACCAGAAGAAAAAAATATTTGATTGCAAAATTAAATAATGAAATGGGTAATCTTGCAGACTTATGGTTTCAACAAGAAATAACTGATAAGGAATATGTTGTAAGGTTTAAAAATTTAGATAAACGTATTAGAGAATTACAAGGATGAGTAACCCACAAAAACAAAAAGGTGATAAGGCTGAACGTGAAGCAGCAGAACTTTTAACAGAAGTTACTGGTTTTGAATGTCAACGAAATTTGTCAGCAGGAATTCCAGGAGATGTCGGTGATATCTACGGCATACCAAATTGTGTAATACAGGTTTGTGATTGGAAAGATAAATCAAAAGCCTGTCTTGTTAAACCAAGAGAAGTGGAAACACAAAGAGAAAATGCAAGGGTAGACTTTGCTACGACTATGGTTAGGTTCAGAGGAGGACAATGGCGACACGTTTTGACACCAGAACAATTCAACACATTGCTACAAGCTGCCTTGCAGTAAACATGATATTAGTGTAGTATTAATTCTATAGTAAACAAATACTAATGACCACAAAAACTCCTTCCTCTTTATCGGAAGCTCTTGCTATCTTTCAATCGAAAGTAAAAGCTGCTGATAAAAACGGTAAGGCTAAATTTCCACAACCTCGTACTTATTCTTTGCTTGAAGATGTTATCAAAGCACTTCAACCTGCTACTGAATTAGGTCTTTCTCATACTCAAACTTTTGATTACGTTCCTCTTGAATCAGGTAATGTTCTTACTATTTTGATTACTACTATTTATTTTAAGGATCAGAAACTTGAAAGTAAATTACCTTTGAAAGATATGAATGGTAATAATGTTTACCATGATCTTGGAATAGCTATTACCTACTCTCGAAGATATGCTCTCGCTGCTGCTTATGGTATCGGTTCAGAACATGATGATGATGCGGTATCTCTAACTCAAGCACCACCAGCTAAAAAAGGTGTTGCTAAAACTCCTACTAAACCTAATCAAAAGTTAGAACCTGTTACTGTTTTAGACAAACTTCCTGATCCTATTTCTAAAGAAGCAAAGACAGTTATTCTTGAAAAGCTTAAAGCATTACATGACTTTCATCCCGAAAAGATGAAAGAACTTGTTGAAGCATTTAGGAAAAAGTTTGGTATTACAGACACTAAAATTACCAGACATATCACTACTGCAATTCAAGGAGAGTTTTTAGCTCTTGCTATTTCCAAAATAGATGAAAGCTTATGACATCAGATGAATTTGTAAATAGTGCGAGAGAAGAAGTATTAAAGGAGCTTCTTCTTCGTAAACAGCAGCGTAAAAAAGATTGGAACAAAAACATCTTTAGCGTCAGAACTAATGACGAAATAGCTGCTAAAATTAAAGATCATTGTAAACAAAACGAGATCTCTTTTAATTCCTTTTTCAACACTTTATTCACTAATTTTTTTAACTAATCATGCCTGACTTTAATCCAGCACTTCCTCTTCCTATAAAATGGAACATTGGCGATGATCGCTTCAATGAAGGACAACAAGTTTTGAGTTTAACAATACCTGTTGACTCTGTTACTCACTTGATAGATCATTTACAAAACCTAGTAAATACAAAATCAAAGCAAGGTGAAGTATATGATTTCAACAAAAAAGAAAAAGTTAAAACAGACTGTGTTCAAATCTTCTCTAAAGCGATGGATGGACAGTACGGAGTATTTGGTAACATTAATCCACAGAAAATAGAGAACGCACCTAGTTCTAACGAGTTACCTTTCTAATTAAGAGGCATTTGATTTTGTAAGATTTGTCATTGTAAGTCCTCACTTTTTTATCATGCAAGAAAAACCTACAAAATACATAGTAAAAGATCCTTTACTAAATATTCATTTCAAAATTATTGATGGAGTTCGTTATTGGATTACAGTTCCTCCTGTTAATTACGAAAAATGAAAAAACCAAAAGATTCTATTATTAAATTACGCAAATTAAAAGAAATAAGACGTAAAAACTTAGAAAAGAATTTATTGGATGTCCAACTAAAAGGGCAAGATCATTATGTCTTTATCAAAGAGAATGGTAAAGCACAGGTGGTTTTTAAAGATGGAGAGTGGATTGCAGATCATATACGAACTGCAATTCTTAAATTTAACTATGAAGTAGAAAAAATAGATAAATTATTAGTTAGAGATTTTACTGAAGATGAAATTAAGGAATATGAAAAAATTTCTTGATAGGATTTCTTGGTTTTTTTGCTCTTATTTCTTTTACAACAAGATTAGCTTCCAGTTCTACTAATCTTCCTAACATCGAAGCAACAAATACATCCTGTTCCATTTGATGCCTAACGAGATGTGTGCAATACCTTTTGATATTGTCATAGTCATTGCTCTTCATAATTTCTCTACACCTCATCTCAACTGATAGTTGCAACTCTGCTGGAGCTTCTTCTATCTCAATGTTTAGAAATTTTTTGATGTTCATTTTACTGGGAAAAGTTTTTCTTCAAGCATCTTGACTATTGCATCATCAACATCATTGTCAGACTTAGCAGCAAGATCTTTTAAAAGACTTAAAGCAGCTTTACGCAGCGATTCAGATTTACCAAATTTGATAAACAAACCGATTAAAAATTTAGACATAGTGTTTTATGTTCTTTCCCAAACATACCAAAGATTAGTCGTTTTGACCTTCTATACGACTTACGGCTCTCTCTAATCTATTTATTCGGTTAAATAATTCGACAATATCTCTATCTCTTCTATTACTAACATTAGATAAAACCATAACGAAAGCCGTTGCTGCGACTCCGATTAATACAGGATAGATCTCAGACATTGCCGTAATATATAATTATGCTTAGTATGACTAATAAAACAAGCTATGGCAGATAAAGCAATCGAAAATAAAAAACAATTAGATGATGATAAACCTGACTATCAAGAAAAGATAATGTTCTTAGTAAGCACTACTGCACAAGGAGCTATCCTTGCTTGGTGTTTGATCGTCTTATCTCTTGGATATATAAAGCTACCTAATAAATTATTTGGTCTTGATATACCAGACCAGCCTAGAGTGGATTCAACTTTTGCCGCAGGTTTATTAGGAAATATTCTTGCTGGATGGGGTGTTTCTGTTGGTGCTGCTACAGGTGCAAAAAAGAAAAAGAAAGAAGGAGAAGCAATAAATAATACAAACACAAGTGGCCAGCAAACTATAATTATAAAGCAACCGATTGAGTTGATAACAAGTAAACCTGATGTAATCAGAGTTGATCCGATTACTGGAAAAAATGTAAAGAACAACGGAAAATTAGACACATGAAAAAACTTCTTCCATTTCTCTTTCTATTATCAGCACCAACTTACGCTGATATAAAACAGGAATTTGTTACTTCTGCACAGATTACTGTTGATATGCCATATAGCGTCACCAATAAACTTGGAACGACTTATTCAATATCAGGTAATAACATAACTCCATCTGTAACTTCTGGAGGATCTACAACTGCTGGACAGATTGGTGGACTTAATGTTGGGTCGTTAACTGCTGGTGTTCCAGCTTTAATTCAAACTGATAAAGCGGTGACAACATCGGGATCTGCTTTCTCTCTTACCGAATCCATTACTATGGGAGATGCCACACCATCTGCTATAACTCCTTCTAGTGGTATTGCTACAATCCCTCATCTATCAGGACAGACAACGGTGGGAAGCGGAGGTACTGCTGGAAACCTTGCCCTCACTTCACTTTCATCAGGTGTTCATACTTGTACTGCTGGAGGAAGTGGTACTAGCTGCGTTGGTTCAACTACCGTTCGCATAACCATTGACTAGACTTTTCTGGTTAGTTTTATTAGCATTACCTATAAGGACATTAGCCGTACCTGTCGTTCCACAATTTAGATCAGGTTCGAGTCAGACTTCTTCAACATCTGAATCAGTAATAAATGAAACCATCACAAGTCATCAGTATCGTACAGGCTACTCTTACTCAGCATCAGGACATAATA